AGCGAGACTCGACCGGTTGAATCGGCACATCGCGTCGCCGAAGACATGCGTGCAGCTCGACTGCCACAGTCGCCGCGGCATCTGGATGTTGAGCAGTTCCAGGTGAGAGCGACATTTCATCTCGACGCCGGTGCGGCTGCAATCGATGTCGGAGATCCGCCCCGAAAACAGGATTACTGTTCCGGCGCTGGTGTCGCCATAGCCGCCTGCGTCAGCACCCATAAAGGCGCGTTCCAACTGCACCAGTCCGCCGTCAAATTGTCCTTGCCACGCGGCCTCGAGGAACGGCGTCGAGCCGACGACGTCGGTCGCCTCCGGGTAGATCTTGATGTCGAACTCGTCGACCTGCGTGCCAATCACGACCTTAGTCTTCGAGCGTTCGAATTTCGGCCCGACCGCGAAGAGGTACCCATTAGCGACAATGGGCGTCGGCGCCGCCGAATAACGTAGAATAGTTGCGCCGCCGACCAGGGTGAAGGTGTAAAGGTCGGCCATTATGAATTGTTCGCCGCTGTTCAGCAGCGCAATCAGGGCGGCTGAAGCAGACTTCACGGCCGCACCGAAATAAAGGTGAGCTTTTTCAGCTGCCAAAGTCGAAACATGAAATTCTCGAAAGCGTAGCTGTCGTCAACGAACCGGCACCGAAAGTAATAGCTGTAGTCGGCGGTGATAATAAGCCCGCTGCCCGGCGCCGTACTGAATGTGACCAATCCGGTGTTCGGATCTACGCTGTAGTTTCCCGGGCTTTGCGTGATGCCATGGAGGTAAGCAGCACTGAGAATGTTAGGAGCCACGACGGGTTCCAAAAAACCGCCCCCCGGTAGCGTCGCACCGATCGCCCGCTGCAATTGGAAGACAGTCGTACTGGCGTCGCCGACGCCGATCTGCTGACCCGTGACCTGATCATCGCTCGGATCCCGAGACAAGAACGTGCCGAAGGCGCCCCGGCAGAGCAGAAAGAACCCCATCAAGGTTCGCAGCTCGTCGTAGCCGGCTGTTGGGTTGTCACGCAAGAAATCAAAGACCAGCGTGAATTGCCACAGCGGATAGGGATAATCGAGCGCTCGCAGTTCCCGCCCGGACACCGCTCGCTGGATGCGGGTCTGAAAGGTTGGCGTCTTGGTGACGCTCCAGGCGAGACCGGGCAGCGACGGGAAAACTCCTATGTCCGCCATCAGCTCGTCCGCAGCATCGATCCGTTGCGCATAGCGTTGTTGATCGCCGTAACAAGCGCACTGCCGTTGCTGCGAAAAAACCGCGCCACATCCTGGCTATCCATTGCTGAAACGCCAAAGTTGACGACAACGGGGGCACCGCCGCCACTCGCATTGGCGCCGTTTGGTGCGGCAATCAAGTTCTGCAAACCTTGAGAGATATTCGCAGGCAACACCATCTCATTGCTGTGCAACTGGGCGAGCACCCCGCCCGGCCCCAGGCTCGGTACTGCCCACCCGCCCTGCGCGCTCGGCACGATGCCTCCATGCTCAAAGCCAAACAAAGTGCCGATCCCCTTGAAGAGGCTGCCGAGGATACCCCCCGAGCCAGACAGGCTGAGGCCCGTGCCTCCGACAAGGCCGCCGCCCGCGACCTCCTCACCGGTGTCGGTGAGACCCCCCGAGAAGTCCTGATCTCCACCGCCGCCTGCGAGGATACTGGCGCCGAAGAAATTGCCAATTTGGCCGAAGACGCCCTTGACCGCCGAGTTGACGAATTCTGCGATAATCGACTGAGCAAGGTTCGCCAGCGCCTTCCGCACCGTCGTCGTGCCCAGGAGATGCCAGTCACAGAAGTATCGATCGCCCGTTCGACCGGGGCAACCAAATCGTCCCACGCTTTCTTGTTTGCTTCTGCCAGTTTGGTGTCAAGCGCTTGGACCTCGCCGACGTACTTCTCGTAGGCGAGCTCCTGCTCCTCTATTATTTTTTGCTGGGTCCGGACATCATTCTGCGCCGCATCGAGCTTCTTCTCGTAATAGGCCTGGTCGTAAGACCATTTGAGGTCGAGGAGATCTTGTTCCTGCCGGACCTGCTCCGTAGCCGAAATTTGGCCAAGCGCGGCCTCGTCAGCGATCGCCGCCTTGTAGTTGGCGAATTTCGCATCCGCGACCTTCTGATCGGCCTTGAGTTGGTCGAGCTGATCGCGTTCGGCTTGCACGGCAAGCTGCTTTTCCAGCTCGTAAATGTTGCGTTCGACCCGCCAAGCGGGCATTCGATCCGGCTTCAGTCAGCGCTAGCTTGTCCTGCCAAAACGCGAGTTCTTCGGCCTTTGATTGACCGAAGAAGCTTTGCTCGGCCAACAGCTGTTCCTGCAGCTCCGCGCGCCATGCTGACAGGCTGTCGGAACCGGCCCCGCCGCGAGCAGGAGCGGTGGCGTTCGATCGCGCTACTCCCTGGCCGGAATTGCGGCTGTCCGCATCGCCACTATTTGGCGTTAGGCTATCGCCTATCTGTCCCCCGAGGCCCGAAGCCTTCGACTGGAGCGCGCCGATGCTCGACCCGACCTGCGCTGCAGCGGTGTTGATCTGCGATTGCGCCTGCTGAGCGGCGGCCCCCAGCCCCGCGAACTGGACCCGCATCGCATCCGTGGCCACCTGAACGGAATTTGACGCAGCCTCCATTCCTGATTGGAGGTCGTCGGTTTGGGCGCTGATGACGACGCTGGTTTCAATGTCAGCCATGGCAGCCCCTTAATGACGTGGGCACATGAGTGTGCTCAATTCTAATCCCTTGCGGCGCTCTGCGAGCTTCAGTCGCTACTTCTCACTCGCCGCTTTAGCTCGGAAAAATCGAGCACCACCCCGGGCAGTCCGGCATGAACGTCGCCCGCCCCAAATCCGTGGCCGAGCTCGGCTAGGATCGTTGGGAGATCCGAGTTCGGCGCGCGGCCCGGACGGGAACCGGCAGGTCGTACTGGATTGCGCTGATGTTTACCGACGCCGAGATACGCCCCGACCAAGATGTGAACCGGTGGATGCTCAACCCAGTATGCCGTGAGCTCTTGGAAATCGAAGAGCGTCATTTCGTCGATTACCGGATAGCTATAGCCGCAGGCGGTGGCGACAAGCCCGTAGATATATCCCCAGCCGTCTGCGCCTCCCGGACCAATTCCGATGGTAGTCCCGCGGTTTTCGAGCCTGCCCCCGGGCTGCCCCCGGGGGCCGACGCTTCCCCCAGGCGGTCATCGCGCAGCTTCAACCCTGAGCCGGTAAGCACCGCATTCAGCACGGCACTGGCATTGCCAAGATCGAGCAGGTTGTCGACCATGTCCGCCGTTGCCTCAGGATAATTGCGTTGCAGTGCCGCAGCGACAATTTCGACAAGCACGCCGATCTGCGTCTCACCCATTGATGCACCGATCCCGGTTAACTGCCGCACCTTGGGCATCAGCCGCCGAAGCTGGCCGAGAGTCAGCGGCGGGACAATCCAATCCTGGCCGCCCATCGCAATCGTCACTCCGGGAAACATTACTCCACCGTACTCAAATAGCCGATCGTCCCGGAAGCATCAGCGAAAGCCGAGAAATCGAGCTCCTGAATCATCCAGTCGTCTATCTTGGTTGGCAGTGACAATTTATCGGCCATGCAGGCGTAAAGACGCAAGGCCGTCCCGCTGCCGGCGTAGTTGGTATAGAACGTCGCTTTGAAAGTCGGCGTCGTTCCCATCACCTGGTTCGTGATCGTGAGCTTACTACCCGACGTCGCTAGGTTGTAGGTATACGAGATCAAAACGGCGGCACTCGCATCAGCGGACGAAAAAGTATAGATGCCTGTGGCAAAGTTTACGGAGTACTGACCGGCCCCAGAAGGGGTCGCCACTCGATTGAAACGCTTGCCGCTGGCAGCGTAGACGACGCCAAGGTCGTCGTTGTAATTGGTTGCATTGGCGACAGTCACTGTGTAAGGCGTCACAGCCGGGATACTGGCAGCCTCGAGCTGGGATACCGCAAATTGGCCGGTAGCCGGGGTAAGGCCAAAAAAGATGTCGGAATACAGCAATCCGAGAATTTGGGCGAACTTCGCCTTACCAGTGATCTTGCCCTGTCCGCGCGCTATCGCCACTGGGAACTGAAGCTGGCCGTACAGCGGCTTGTCGGTCCAATCGAAATCAATCTGGATATCCTGGAGCACGCCGAACTGGCGCGGGCCAATCCCGGACCCGGTCACGTCGGTGCGTTCGCCCCAGACCGCACCCGAGCCGAAGCTCAATTGCATCTCAGATACTCCCTTTCAAAACTCTGTTCTGGGCTTGAACCAGGAGCCGCTTAAGTATTTCCTTGGCGGCATGGGCGACATTCCAGGCCTGGGTATCGCGGGCGATCGCCGAGCCTGGGAAATGGTCCTGCCACCAACGCTCGATCAGCTGGTCGATCGAAAGAGCCCCGCTTCTCGGCGCAACTGGGCTTTGTTCGATCTCCTCTGGAAGAGGCGTGCTTACCTGAGAATCTTCCACGGCCATCGCGATACTCCTACGAGTAGGGTTCATTACAGAGGTGAGAGAAACCGCTATTTCGTGTGTTTCTCGTTGCTCTCACGCGGTGTCCTCAAGAGGCATCGTCAGACGCATAGGATCTCGACCGGAACGATCGCGATCGCCTGATCGCCGAGCACGCCTTCGTCGGTCTCTACCTTGCCAGAGATGTAGGCGTGCTGCACCATCGCCGGCAATCCGAGGTTCTGAATGCCTGTCACAGGCGATGGTGCCAGCGCAGCTTCGAGCGCGTCCAGTAGTGGATTCAGAAGCGTTGCCGGCGCCAAGTAGGGATCGCTGGAATGGACGTATAAGTAGAAATCCGCGTAAAGCGTCCAAGCGATCGGCGCCCCAAGCGCCTTGGTCACAGCGCGTCCGCCCTTTTCGCTCATGAACAGCGCGGGCTGCTCAGCCGGGGCCACGTCGGCCCAATGTCGCAGCCGCCGGTTCGTGCTGGCGAAGCTCGCCGCACCGGCCCCGAGCGTCCAGAGCGCGGCAAAGATCGACTCACGCACGACCATCGGCCGCTCTCCACCGCGAGAGACCTGTGTCCCACGCAATCATTGTGATACCGCCTCCGCAAGTGCGGCTCTTACCTCGTCACGGATGACCGGTGCCATGTCCTCGAGCGCTGAGCGCAGGAACGAGCGTTCGGGGAGATCTATGCGGCGATCGTAGGCCCGCACGCTGATCGTCTTCTCGGCGATCGGCCGACCAAACGCGTCCCTGATCCGCCGAAGGCTGGCCCTGACACTGATCGTTCCTGTAAAACCCTATTCCTGTGCGCTGGCGTATCGGCTGTCGGTAAAGACGCTCGCGGTGACTGCCGCCGGGGCCTGAACCGGGGGGATCCCAGGGTCATAGATAACATAACCGCCATTGTGGAGCAGCGGTACGGCGACCTCACGTGGTACCCGTACGACCCCGTTGAGGTCGTGCGGGTACCGCTCCGTGCCGTGCCCAGTGGCATCCCACACCGGGAAAACGGCCCGTAATGCGACCAGATCAGACACGGAGCATCCCCTTTCAACCCATCAGAGGCCGTTACGAGTGTAGGTCAGCCATTGGCAATGTTGCAGATGACACCCATTGCGAACGGAGCGTAAACGGCCAGAACTTCCTCGGAATAGACACCGACTTGGCGCTGGCGTGTGACCATCGGCCAGTCGATCTGACAGTAATCTTGCCGGGTCTTGATCTCGGCGACGTTTGGTACCTCGTTCGACTGGTACTGGATCGGCAGATTCTCGGCCCAGCCGATAACCGTGCCCGGCGGGACGCCCGGTTGGATCTTGATCGGGATCCGAAGGCCGCCATCGATCGCAAAAGGATTATAGTAGAACTGCACTTCCCCGGATGCTGTCACATTATACTCGCCTTGGCTCCCGTCCGTCGGCGAGTCATAGCGCAGCAAGGGCCCCGATGCATTCGACAGTACCTTGCTGGTGATGTTCTTCAGCTCTTGAGAGTTGACGTAGAGTACTGTCGGAGACAGCTCGAAACCGTCCCACATCTTCTGGAACATCGTGTCGATTTCTACGACCGAGCCGCGGCCCGAGGCAGTCAGAGGAGTCCCTGTTCCAGCTGCGCCGGTTGGCATGGTGTTGACATAGGCGT